ACGGGTGAGACAAACACTTAGTCGTCACCTTCTTCATCATCTTCCCAAATCTCACGGTCAACATTGGGTGAATCCACAGTTAGTGGCAGACCGAATGGGCTTGTTGTCATTCAGAATCCTCATCCAACAATGTGAACCTGCGTGAAACTGTTGTGTTGCTAAACTGTTCAATGAGTTCAGCAGAGAGTGCAGCCTTAACCTTTGTTGTATCAAGGCGTGTTGTTGTCACTGTTGTCCATCGCACTAATGGTCGGTTGTGATAGAAACCAATCTGACAATCCCCCATTGCCGATTCAATACGAGTGCGTGCAATATCTGCCTGCTCTTGTAATGCTTTGATCTCTGCCATCGTTTCGCGGTATCGCTGTACCCAATCGGCAGTTTCTTGGTCGAAGTCAATGACCTCGTTTGTAATTTGAACGCTCACTTTTCCCCCTAGTACCATTTCTTTTTTTGCCAGTGTTTCCAGGCACCGCATGGACCTGAACTGCCGTATTTACGGCCTATGTACGCAAGCGTTGCTACCACTTGTGCAGCCTCAACTTGCGAGTGCTTCATTCCTAGATTGCGATAAGTGCTATCCAGTAGTTGCCCTACACCTTTGGCTGAACTCTTTGGGTTGTGGGCATTGTTTTTCCAAGAACTTTCTTTACCGACAAGGCTGGAAAAACATTTGTATTGCTTGGTAGTCAGCAGTTCACGCGCTAACTCTTTGCCATCAATTTGAGCCAAGAGCATCGTGCGAGTTGTTGCTGGTATTGCAGGTGTTGGAGCAAACACAACGCTCATTACTGTCGAGGTAATCACGCTGACTCCGATGATGAAGATTGTTCGTCTAATAAGTTTCTTGTTGTAGTTTGTGATTGGATTTCTCCTTTATTTCTTGTCGTCCGTGTCAGCGCCAACTTCACATAGGAAGTTTCAACGCCTAACAAACGAGCAATCTGTTGAGGTGATTTCCCCTTGTTAAATAGCTCGCGGATTCGATCTGCAACGGTTATCTCCATTGACCGACCTCTAGGGCGTGCCTTCATGCCTTTGCGCATTTCAGGTGTCGTGCCTGCCCAAATTCCGTGAGGTATTTGCTGCTCAAGAGCAAATTCCAAGCACTCCTCTCGTTCTATACATCCGCCACAAATCGCTTGGGCGAAAGGAAGGCAATCTGCCTCTTGTTTTTTGCCATCAGGAAAGAAAAGGTTTGGAAACGCATATTCCTTACACGCTGCCTCGGATAATTTGGGCAGTAATGGCAACATGGCAAATGAGTTCATTCGTTAGTTGATACCCACTGCTCTAAATCCTGGATAACCCAGGATTTCTCTATCCCCGCATTACGCCGTTTGACGATGACATAGGCAGGTGGCACCTCTTTTAATCCACGAGCCTTTGCATAGTTATCGGCCTCAACTAAGGCCTCACGCCAAAATTCAGGCAATGCAAGGGTTGATCTATTTTTAAGTTCTAAAATGTAAGTTTGACCAGCAATGATGACGACTAAATCGCCTTCATCTTTGGCGCCAGTCTTTGTCAAACGCTCCGCAAGGACACCGACACTGCGCAACCACTTCATTACGCCAGTTTCAAATGCAGCGCCCTTGCGCCCGTTTGGATTGGCCAATTATTTGACCAACTGAAGATGAGGACGGCGAGCAAGTGACGGATGCCTTGACCCCACGGCGTTTTCAGCTTTGCTCGCCGCCCTCAAACCTGATACTTCGATAGTCACCGCATTGGCATAGTGAGCCAATTTGTTGTACTCCCTGATTGTTTTGCGATGGCGTTCCCACTCAAGGGATGCCCCCAATAGGTAGGCAACAGTTCCCGCGCTCAAGGCAGCGATGGCAATTGCGTAAAAGTTCAACATTTAGGCACTCTTTTCAAGTGCATCGGTCAAGGCTTTAATCAACCCAACAATCTCAAATGGCAGCATCCGCGCCAAGACGATTGACTTGCCAGCGACCTCTACAGATATGGCATCTCTTGCCTGGTAGAGACGGACGACTGAATCGCCGTTTTTTGGTCAAATCCGTCAATGGCAACGGCAAGGTCAACTAGAGTTTTTGGTGACGCGGCCTGCGCCACGGACTCACACGCATCTTCGACCAACCACTTGTCATTGGTGCTGATGACGATTCCGCCTGCAAGATCACTTGTGACCTGAAAGATTGGCTCGGTCATTTGTCTGCCTCAAATGCTTTATTGAAGGCTTGCCAGTCCAGCGTCTCGTCAACCTTGCGCCCATAGCGCCATTCTTGAAATCTGTGAATCCAGCCGAAATGCCTATTTCCAAGAACTAATAGAAATATGGCTATGAGGGGTAGCACTCCGTGTCGCATCATTTATCGCCTCTCTCTAGGTATAGAGTCGAGGTAACTTGATTAACCAAAGAATCGTTCTAGGCTGAAAGTGACCATTCGGACACAAATGGTCACTATTGTTAGTGCTACGCACTGACTTTATGCCTATGAAATTCTTTAGCTCATCGAGGGTAGTTACCTTCAACTGCCGATGAATAAAGGATAAATGAAATGCCCATTTCTGCAAAGCGACACGCGGAAGGCTTAATCAAACCCACGCTCAAAAAAATCATCCCATCACCCCTAGACAAACCTGATATCCGAGGTGGAAAATCTCCAACGGCATATCGGTTGCTTCGGGAACCGTTAATCAAAGAAGGTATGAAAATGGGAGAGATTTTCATTGAAGGCGCAAAGGGTCCAGTGGAACCCTGGCACGAGGAAGTCGGCAATTTGCTTGCTAGACGGTATGAAATAGCAGGCTGGTCGCGTTCAATCTTCATCAACGATTGGTCACTGCTGCGTGAAGTATGTGGTCCAAAACATCCCAGTCAGGTCTTTTTGACTGACCTAGAGGAAAAGGTTTTGAAGGGTCACACACAAGGCACCCGTGAAACCTATGTCGCCCGAATGAGATCAATCTTTAATTCAATGCGGATGCTGGGCGTCATTGATGTCCTGCACCGCCCCGATGATGGCTTGCCAAAGGTAAAAGTCTCACGAGCAACACCTCGGCCAATATCTAAAGACCAAGCAATAATGTTGATGACTACGGCAGATGAACCATATCGAGAGTGGTTCACATTTGCTTGTTTGGCAGGACTTAGGGCAATGGAAGTTGCCACAGTTCGTGGTGATTGGCTTGAGGAACATCCTGAAGGGATGATGCTACGAGTTCACGGCAAGGGTAAGACTGAAAAGCTGATTCCTGCCCACCCTAGAATCGTTGAGATTATCAAGAAGCACAATGTTCTTGGTCGAATCTATACAGTCAAACCACACTATCTATCACGCCTTGCTTGCGAAGAAATGAGACGGCTGGGCATTGTGACCAAACTGCGTTCTGTGACTGCTGAGAATCCATCAAGGATTTCATTTCATAGTTGCAGGCACTTCTTTGCTACAGCGGTTTTGGCAGCATCAGGTAATTCACTCGTCTTGACATCACGAGTTCTGCGCCATCAAAGCGTGAATGTAACGATGCGCTATGCAGAGATTGTTAATGGCGAGGAAGCACGAGTTGTTGGCGGACTACTTGCCGACATTGATTGGAGCAAAGTAGGTTAAATAGTAAATAACCCACCCAACGACAAATGTTGGGTGGGTTTTCTATTCTACAATTTCGCCATAAATGGCGGCGTAGGCTGCTAAATCTATGGGTGAATCTTCATGTTCAGGCGTTTCAATCAACCTGGCAACCTTTACTAAGGCAAGGCACATAGCCGCTTGTGCAGGGGTAATCTCTGTTTCAAGCCACACCGACCATAGTTTTGCAATCCGTGTGTGATTGGTTAGCGGTGAGCCATAGTTCTTGTTGCGATCACCGTGAGTTAATCGTTTTGCTTCATCTAATATCTCGCCGCGTTCCATATGACTCCCCCGTTTAAGGTTCGCAATTGTTGCCTAAATTCCCAACTCCATCAGAGTTGGCTTTCATCCCTACGCTTTGCCTGTGAACTTGGTTGAAAAGGCTGTAACTCACGGGGGCAAGTTGGCTCCCATTGTCATCCCTAACGGGCTGACATCAGGTACTGGTTTGATGAATCCATCTGTCTTTATTGACGATGATGGCGATATTTTGGTCAATTTGCGCCATGTGAACTATACGCTTTATCACGCAGAGAACAAGCAACGCTTTGCAAGTCGCTTTGGTCCATTGAGCTACTTGCACCCTGAGAAAGACCAACGGCTAGTAACAGAGAACTATTTGTGTCGTTTGAATCAAGATTTAGAAATGACTGAGTTCGCCAGGGTTGAGATGCAATCTTTGCATGAGCCGATATGGGATTTTGTTGGCCTTGAAGATGCCCGTGTAGTCCAATGGAACGGTGACTACTTCCTGATTGGCGTGCGCAGAGATACAACTACCAATGGCGTTGGCCGTATGGAATACACACAGATTGAGTTAGATAAAGACAAATGGAAAGTGCGCGAGATTGCCCGTAAGCGAATTGCTGCCCCTGCACCTGATGATTCATATTGTGAAAAGAACTGGATGCCAGTTGCCGATAAGCCTTACACATTCGTTAAATGGACGATTCCAACTGAAGTTGTCTATGCCAGCCCGTTAGATTTTGTGACAGAACAAAAGTTTGTGCGCCACTCAATTACTCCCCCTGCCGACCAGCGTGGCGGTTCTCAGGTTATCCGTTGGGGCAATATGTATATCTGCATCACGCATGAGGTGGACTTGTTTAAGAACTATTTAGATCAAAAAGATGCCATCTATCGCCACCGATTAGTGATGTGGGATGAGGAATTTAACTTTGCAGGAATGTCTAAGACATTCACCTTCTTAGATGCCCGCGTTGAATTTGCCGTGGGTGCTGCCAAGTTGGGTGATGATTTGCTCATCAGCTTTGGTTTTCAAGATAACGCTGCCTTTGTCTTGCGTGTTCCAAAGTTAGTTGTTGAAGATTTGATTACAGAGGCTTTGCATTATGAGTATTGAAAGCCTAGTTGTTGACTTGTCTAAGAACCCTTTTGACCCTGACCTTAACTTTGATTTGGCTGAAAAGTATCTATCGCTCAATCAAAGCGCCAGCGCCGTCTCGTTCTATTTACGCTGCGTTGAATATAGCGACAAGACAAATGCAAAGGCTTATGCCTCGTTAATTCGTATGGCGCAATGCTTTGAAGATCAGACTGGCCGTGAGTATTCGGTCAGCAATTGTTTGCTGCAGGCACTTGCCTACGATGACTCCCGCCCTGAAGCCTATTTCAAACTCTCTCAATACTATGAAAGAACTGGCAGTTGGCAAGAGGCGTACACATTTGCAGTGCTTGGATTGGGTTGGGCAGAGATTGAAGAAGCGTTGCCGTGCGATGTTGGCTATTACGGCGCCTACTGTTTAGCCTTTCAACAGTTTGTGGCTGCCTGGTGGATTGGTCGCAAGGATGAATCCATTGAAGGATTGCGCAAATTGAAGAAGCAAAAGATGAATTTAATGTATAAAAAAGCCGTTAAAGATAACTTGGACAAACTTGATGCTTTGCTTTGATGTAGGCGCCAATCGTGGCGATTTCAGTATGGCCGCGTTAGCCAAAGGTTATCGCCTGGTGTCATTGGAACCTGCGCCTCGTGTATTTAGCGCATTGGTCGCCAACTTTATTTACAATCCAAATGTAACGCCGCTTCGATATGCGGTGAGCAATCAAGATTATGAAGTCATTGACCTTTATGAAGCTGATGAAGATGGCCTGTCAACCATCAATCTTGATTGGCTGACTGCTGACTCAATGCCCTATGCGGGCAAACCCTATCGGACCGTCAAAGCAACAACAATTACCATTGACACTCTTGCAATCAAATACGGCCAACCTGATCTAATTAAGATTGATGTCGAAGGCGCCGAATGGTCTGTGTTCAAAGGTTTGAGTTCAAAGATGGGAACGATTGCCTTTGAATGGACCGATGCCACAGTGGGTGAGCATCAAAAGCAATTGGAATACCTACTGGGTCTTGGTTATAGCGAGATTGCCCCGCAATTTATTGAGCATCATTGCCAGGTTCCTGACACCTTTTACAAGTTGAGCGCCTTTGATTTAAGCAACTGGATAGATCAACAATCTGTCCATTGGATCAGGCAAGGTTGGAAAGAATCTAACCTTCGCCCAACGGCAGATGTGGGAATGTTGTGGGTGCGTTAAGTAGCTCGTCATAAGTGCTTTTTAACATTGAGGTAAAAGAGCCATCTTGATTGTCAATTGAGACCATTTCCTGACCAACCCAATCAACAAAAGTTTCAATTATCATAGTTCTGCACTCCAGCCCAAATATGCTCCAGTTGAGTTGCTGCCTCTTACTATGTAAGGACGATTAGCAGTTAATCCACTTGAGACAGTCCACAACAGAAATCCAGCCGTACTACTTGATTGATTAGTGTCAATGCTA